GCAATGCCGCAGAGATTCCGCTTGTCACCATACCGATCAGTGTGGTCAAGATCGGGCTCCACTTTGCCCCCGCCGCATCCATCAACCACAGCATGGCCTTGGTGATATAGCCAGAGAAGAACGCCCCCATAATCGGCAACACTTGCTTGAGCAACATCACCATTACGTCTTGCCAGTCAAGAGAACTGGCCGGCTCTTCAGCCATGGCTACAGAAGAGAATCCCAGCACCAGCACGGCGATTATGAGATATTTAGCTGCGTTCATGTCGGCCCCCTCGTAAATCAATCAACATTTCCAAGACGCGATCTTGCTTTTTCGTCATCTCCTTCTGTCCGTCTATTACTTCCTCTAACTGTTCCCGGAGGTTCTGAAAGTCCTTTTCTCCTACTGCGAGACGTGTCGCATGTTCGGAAATCCGGTTGTCCAGATACCCCATACGTTTCACCGTATCGGCTTCCAAGAGCTCCACCTTGCCATCGACATGGGCAATCTGTTTACTGAACCACGTCCAGGCTGCCAGCAGCCCCATCGCCGCCGCTCCAAGAGCTTTTAATGCGAGTTCCATGATCCAGGAGAGGACCGATGCGTCTGCCTCATGCGCCATGCCGGATGCCCTTTCTTTCATGATCTGTGATACGTGTATTCCATGGTACACATAAATTTGTTAGACCTCCACACTCGGGAGAAATTGCACATGCCAAATAACCAACCCGCCCTCTTTGAGTAGAATTTTGTGTAGTCCTGGCAGCGAGCGCATCACATCAAGGATTTTCTCTCCGTACAGCGTCGGCGCATCCCCACTCACCATTGGGCGCACGTCGAACGCATCGCCGGTGAGATGCTTCGACACGGACAGTAATTCCTGATCTGACATGCCCAGGAGTATGCTGTAGAGCCCATCGCTGACTTGCTCGATGGTTTGCGCATCGTGATTGGCCGTCACCCAATCCTGCAACTTATGCGCGGCGAGATAGGTCTGTCCGATCCACTGGCGGTTTTTCAGCGTATTCACCGCCATGACACGCGCCTGTGATTCGAGATCACGCCGGCCAGAGGTAAACACCACCCACGGGCATTCGGCTTGTAAACGCTCAGCCCCTTCGCGAGCGATTCGAGACAGTTTCATTTGATCGATTGATAGTCCCATCATGTCCCCTCGTGGTCCATCCACAGCTACAGGCCCAGGGTGTCTCAAGATTCGCCTCTCGCAATACGCGCCGACACAGTGGACATCGGCGCATCCAAATCATACGGCCTCAGCCACCAGATGTTTGATCCGATTCCAGATCATGGTTTTTCGATCCTGATCCACTGGATGCATCAACCGCCGTTGCCGTTGAATCTGGGCATCCTCGATATTTCCGCAATTCAAACAACGGCGCATCCGCAAAGTGCGTTGGCAGAATCGTGAAATCGGCTCTTGACTCCACACCATGCACCCCTGACAACGCGGGCAGACCATTAGGCATTCACTCCAAAATCATCCCACCAGCCATGGGTAATCGCTCGCAGCAAAATATCCCCATCGCTTCGCGAGAGCTTCATGCGCACTTGGCCTGATGTGTTGGTCTGTACCCCGTCGAAATTTGAGGAGGCGCGCTCGTTGGCAATGTCGAGCGAGCCATACGGCGCGACAAAGATCGATGTCGTGGGAGTCACGTCCGCATTATCCGGTGAGTTCACCATCAATTCGGTATTCGAGCCTCCTGGTGCCGCATCGTTTAAGAACACGGTCCCAATCCATCCCACCTTAATGCCGGTCGGAACACTCATGGTCTGGAGAATGGCCGAGGTGCCGGGGTTCGTGGATTCCATATCTCGCACTGGCCCACGTGTGAATTTGTGGGGGTTATGCGCATTTTGGACAAAGGCGACAATAGCTGCGCTCGCCCGAATGAATGACCCGATTCGCCGTTTATGCGTGCCACTATTCGGCAGTGTCGGCGTGAGCGATTGCGAAAAGCCGATCTGCGTACTGCCATCCGTGCCGTCACGAAACGCAAATACGTGCCACGTCCCATCTGCAATCGCCCCATCAATGCGACCACCATTCACGCCAGATCCAGACGCCCAGGCCACATCCAATTGTTTGATGTGCATCGCCGTCGTTTTCAGCGTCACGCGATCTTCCGCGTTGGCATCATCCGAAGCGCATTCTCCAGCCGTGATACGTAGATCATTCGTCGCATCGGTGAGATCGTTCTGGAGCGTCATGCCGAATTTGTAGCCAGACGGAGGACGTTCTCTCCGTCGAGACACCGTGATCCATCGCCCGGCTCCATCAGAGTAGGCATGGATGGTTTCGTATTGCAGAACTTTGATGGTCGTCTGTTCGTCAATCGTGTCCGTGCCGGCCGGGTCAATGGTGATGATGCCTGCCCCGCGATTTTCGAACAGCACTTCAAATCCAACACCAGCCAGAATGGTATCTGGTAGAGTAAGCGTCCAAGAGCCAGACACGCCAATGATATGCCGTCCGCGATCCGCATAGGCCACGGTATAGTTCGTCGTTTTGGTAAGCAGCGGCACCAGATCCATAGAGGGGAATCGTGCAATCTCCTGCCATGAGGTATTCCGCCGTTGCAGCATGAGGTAGTGCGAGGGGTCTCCTAGCTGAAAATGGTTCCCGCTGTTCAGCAAGATTTGCCCTGATCCTCCTGCCGAGTGCCACACGCGAATCGATCTCGATGCCGACACGCTGGAGAGAATCAGCAGTCTCCCGTCTGGCGTGTTCGTCAGCGCGATGTTCTTCAAATCATCCGTGCCCGCCCCGCCTTCGGTATCGACTTGATGCACCCCTCCGGTCGGAGTGATCGTATCGGTTGCAAGCGTGAGCGTGGAAATGATCGAGCCGCCTAGCAGTTGTTTCGTCGAGGCCAGAAAATCCTCGAACAGCGTTTTCGCGGCTCCCTGGTTGGCTGCCGTACTGATCGCATTCGCTGCGGGAAACGTGGACATAGATCCTCCTTAGTAGCCTTGCACTGTCACATCGGCGTGTGCCGTGGTCAACACGTTGTCTTTGTCATACGCTTTCAGCAGCGGACCCAGCGTATCCTTATCAACGACCTTGATATGCGTGGCCGTCCCGCCGTCATCGAGCAATTGCGGGCTCACCACTTTGATGGACTGATAGCTTTTGGTGAGCGTCAAACGAGTCCCACTCGATCCAATCGCTACATTGAGCAACTTCTCGTCTTTATCCGGCATATCAATATTCACCGTGAGCGCCGTGACGCGGCCTTGTGTCGGGCCTGGATTCACGCGCAGTCGAAATTCGTATTGTTGGCGAATCAGGTTTTTCAACTCGCCTGTCCATGGCAACCACGATCCAGACACCTCCCACATGAGATCGCTATCACTGGTCCAGAATGCCTCTGCGTTGACCGTCCAGAACACCACCTGCGGATCGGTCCGGTATTCTATGGCATACGTGGGCGTTGGCGTGGAGACGGCGGAAGGAGCCGCACCGGCCTTGGCGAAATATCGCTCAGGGAAATATCGCAGCGGAAAATAGGAGGTCGTAAACATCTTAGGTCAAATCAACTGTGATCGCTGTACGATTGCCGTTTGCATCAGGAGTCGTGGCAACAATTCGATCTTTCGAATCGGCCACTGCATTTCTGATCGTGACCGTACTGGTTCCACCGCCAGACAACTTCCCAGCTACCGCCGCCGCAATTAGTCGCAAGGCCTGCCTCAGAGTCAGGCCCGTCTCCACTGCATCAGCTCGATCAAGGGCTGCATCGGCAATCTCATTGGCTGCTGAGGCGGCGAGTCCGGTTGAGGTAATCGCATCGGTATTGATCACCGATGAGGTAATCACATTCGCGCCCATACCAGTTACCTGCACGTCCAGCGTGTCGCCTCCACCGATCAATGAATCGTACACGTTCGCGGAGAGCACCATGAAATCTTCCCAGATCGGCATCGCGCCAGATTCATTCACTGCCAACCGCAACAGCCCCAATGTGTTGGTATCCGTCGCGTCCAGCGTGACTTCGTAATAGCCGTTCTCCTCATGGCTCAACGTCTGTGCGGCGTTCTTCTGTGCCCAGGCCCCACCGTTCTTTTTGAGCCGAATGTCAGGCTGTGTGATGGTTAAACTCGTTTCGGCTGTCACTCCGTCCGTACTGTCCACGAAAGGACCGATCGGCACATCCACCGAAGTGCTTTGCTTCAGAAATCTCACGCCGCCCTCCTTCTCATGTACGCTCGCATTTTCGCTGGCGCACTCGTCCCACCACTGGGATAGGTCACGCCTGGATGAGTCAACAACGTGGTGCCGGTCACGGTGCCATTGGTTCCACCTGTAGTATTGATTTCAGGGCTGTCGGTGCCGGTCATGCGTGTCGCGAACACCAGTCCGGTCGTGTGGAATTCAGGGCTCTTCCCAAGTCCCAAATCCGCCAGTTCGGTTGAATTCAGGACTCTCGACCAGAGCCCACAATCCGCCACCCCTCCCGCATAGAAACTGGCGTCGCCTGGATCTCGTGCCCCAACACGCAAGGTCGCAGACGCATCGCTCCAGAAATCCCCCGATCCAATCTGAGATGGTCCTGTCACATCAATCAACGTCCCGCCGATGAGGCAGTGATAGAGCAACGGCGCACTTCCGACCCCGGCCCATGTGGTGACAATCACATTCCATGAATTCACGGTGAGAATGCTGTCTCCTGAATTGGCGTAACAATCATTCCCGCCGTTGCGATTCATGTAGCAGACGAATTCATTTGAGTTCGTCAACGCGAGATACATCTTGCCAAGATAGGAGGCATTCATCTTCGTCAATATTTGCCGCTCTGAAGTTACGTTGGCTGTGGGACGAATCAAGGCATAGGCCGTAAAGGCCGAGAGTTGATCCACCGTCACATCAGAGCCGAAGGCGATTTGATCGTCTACCCCATCCAGTGTTCTAGCCACGTGTCACCCGCTCGCGAATCACATCCGCCCCCTTGTCGAACCAGCGCACCAATTCATCGTCTTGCTTATCGCGAAAGTGATCCAGTTCAGCCGCCAGATCCTTATTCGCCCAGGTATCTGGACGCGACTGAATATATTTCAGACCGCCCTTGTCGCTGCGAATCTCAATGATCGTGCCAATCGTCGGTTGCGCCATTATTCCACCGTTGTCTCAATGTAGAGGGCCCCAGCCAGCAAATGTTCTGGAGGCGTATAGTAAAACGTGTAGGTCATTTCCTCTGACGATGTGCCCCAGAATGCCGCGCTGTTGTTGGTCCAAAATGGAGCCGCGTCACTCGTCCACCAGGGTGTGCCCGCGTTCGCCTCCAGATTCTCCAGCACCACCGCCCCGCCCACAATCGTGCCAGGCCATCCATCGGCCTTGTAGTCGATGGTCTCCACCACGTTCGCCACGACACGATTTCCCCAATCGACATACAGCGTTGCCGCATTCGTGCTTTCGATGTGCGAGGAATCCACCGCCTTGACGAGATACGTTCGAATCCCGCTATCGGGCGCAAGTTGAAAGTGTGAGGAGGAAATCACCCCATCATGTAACGGAATCGCATCGCTCCAGGATGTGCGATCCCCGATCTGGACACGCACCACGAACCCCATGAAATCGGCTGGAGGCGAGTGGTAGGACCAGGACAGCCGCAAGTCTTGGAGCGCGAGCGTGGTCACATCTGGGGGAGGAAGCGCCCGACTGACGACTTGATAATTCAGCACCGTCACCCATGCACTGGGAATGTTGTAGCGTGAGACGGTGCGAATCATGATGTCGTAGTAATAGAGGTCATGCACCGGAGTTAGCTCGATCTCGTCGGCGTCCCCTTCGACCTTTGACGCAATCTGCGTCCAGGACTCCGTTGAATTGTGGCGCTTGTACCGAGCTTCCACGCGCACCGGAGGCGTGAGGCCGGAGACGAAATGCAGGCGGATGAGAATCCGTGAGCGGAACGACCCATCCGGGTCACGAATCAACGCCCGCTCGTCCGAAATGATCTCATCGATAATCGGTGTCGGCGGTTGCCGCATGGGAAGCGGAATGCTAATCCGTGGATCGAACGGCGGGATAGATTCGGTATCCGATGTATGAATTGCCGGCGCTTCATCCAGGAGCGTCAACGTCGCCTCTAAATTGGCGCGTGGACGAATGGCCTTGACGAGACACCGCACGGACACTTGATCGACTTCCCCATACCCGAAGAGATCGCCCACCATGGGAATCTGCGCGGCTGGAATGGCTGTCACGAATGAGACGGTGTACTGCTCGCCTTCAACGGCCACCACTTCCCGCTCGATCTGTTCGCCATCTTCTCGCCGGTAGCGAATCGCATAATGAAGATCGGCACTCATCACGAAGGGCCGGTCTACTGTCACCGCCGTCGCTTCACCGCCGCCGTTGGTGGTTACGGCCTTGATTCGACCTGCACCCAATCCCCACAGCGTGACATCGTGCGTGACACTCACCAAATCCCCACGTGTACAGCGGAGATTTTCCATGTCGCAATTCAGCTCATATAGTTCAGGCCGCAAGATCGCCTGCGCGAGATGATACCGCCCATCCTTGTAGGCCAGAGCAGGTTTCGTCACGCCGATTAAGTCCAGCGTTTCGAACTTCGAGGCTGCGAGCTTGCCGCCCGATCCATCCGCGTTGTACCCATCGGCGTAGACAATCAACTCGTCCTTGGTCCAGTTTTTCTCTTCGTTGACAAAGCCGACCTTCAGCGCGTGCGGCACATCGACAAAGATTTTCGTCCCCTTGAAGCCCCAACTATTACGCGGCGTGAACATCTGCACCGGCGTGCTCTGCGGAATATCGCGCACGATGGTATATTTGCCGTCCTGATTATGGATCGTCGCGCGTCCGGTCGAGGCAATGAGCTTCCCCATCTCAAACACGGTCGATTGATAATCCACGAGCATGTTGCATTCGCGTCCGTCCGTCTGACAGGCCTCGCTCCATTCCTGAATCTGTGTGAGATTCAAGCGCGAATCAGCCAATTGCATGGCCGTCGCGGTGCCTTGATACAAGGAGCGGTACATTGACGCGGGATTGGTGGTCAGCATCGGCACCCACTCTGCCCCGTTCCATGTCGGCAGGATCGACTGCGCGATACAGTTAAAGATATCGATGACGCCGGTCAATTGGTCGGAGGCCTTGATGCGCAACGCGACTTTTGAAATCCCTGTGAGTCGAATCGGGTCTTGATGTTTAATTGATCGGAGACAGGTCCAGAAGCCTTGATCGACCACCCGCGTCACCGGCGTTTGCGCGAGGGCTTCCGCTTGCGCCTGTGCCTGTTTCTGTTCCCACTGGATCTGATCCAGCAATTTCAATTGCTCAATGCTATAGAGAAAAAACGCCCCGTTCATAAAGACCGGCCGCTGTGGAGTCGGGAGCGCATTGAACTGATCCCACAACAGATCAATCAGGTACGTCGAATCTTCCGGAGTCCGGCGCATGCGGACTTCGTATTGTCCACGCCCCTGTGGTGGTTTCCAGCGCAATCCCCTGCGCACCATCTTGGTATTGCCATGCGTCCAGGATGAGAACTGAAACGCATCGAAGGTGCGCGGATTGGTCGGTACCGAAAACTCGCTCCCTTCAAAGAATCCCAACGGCCCGACTTGCTGCCAGCCCTCATCACCAGACCCCACCAACCGGTAGTCGATCCGGATATAGGCCACGATTGGAGCGGCATCGCCCTTGTCGGTAATCCGATAAATCCCATTCGGGAAGGTGATATCCACGCTCAACTCGTCCACGTCCGGTTGACTCACCCGATGATGCCACCCGCCTTCCCGTTCCAACGGGAGCGACATGGAATCTTCATGGACATCCTGCGAGTAGAGATTGAGCGGCGTATCGTTGGGATACCCGGCCCGCGTCTCAATCTCCCAGTCGTTGAACTGGTCCAGCGGCGTCTCCCCGATTCTGAAATCAGACAGCAACAGCGGCCCATAGCCAAGGCAAAACACCACGCGCAAATACTGTTCATTGCCGACGATTTCGGTATAGGGCTCAGCAGCATAGGGAGGATAGACGCGCATCCGCCCGAACACGCGAGGCACCACGCCATACAGATTCATCTCGTTGCGCGTGCCGGTGATCGAGAGGGCTTGACTGCGATCCAGATTCGCCCCGCCCAATTGCGGAATGTCTGCATTCGGTGGGGGAATCAATGCACTCACAGCCAATGATCCAACGATCCCGACACTGGCCGTTAAGAGAGACGCCCCGATGCCGGTACTGAGCAGCGTAGACCCCAATGCCCCCGCGATATACGGCGCCGCAATCGCCAGCGCAATCACGCCCACCATCGCCACGATCCGGAGGACATCTTTCCCTTGCCCGCCCCCTTCAGGAATCACGCGCACTGATACCAGATGGTTGGCTTTCGGCTTCACGCAGTGCCAATAGGATTTCTCAACTAGGCAGTCATCAAGAAACACCCGCGCCGGTAACGTCTCGGGGTTCAGGTCGAACTCCATCAGCATGTCCGCAATCGTCATGCCGGGACGCATCTGCTTCGTGGTCCGTCCATCCATCGTGAAGGGGCGAGGGCACACGATCATGGGGACTGTTGCTAGTGTTTCCATCGATAGAATCCGTCTACTCGTTTGGCCCATCGCAAAGCAGTCACATCATCGCGGCACACATTGGCCCCGCGTTCGATATGCAAAAATTTGTACCGATCCAACATGATTCCACAGTGCCACGGATGCCCCGCGATTCTCAGTACCACCAAGTCGCCAGCCTGCACCTTCTGCGGTTCTACCGGCTCCCATGTGGACGCCGTTTCTTGCTGAATCATGGCCGAGATTTCTTTCTGGTCCATGCAGGTCAGATAGGAGTCGGCATAGGACGGCACTTCCAGCCCTAATTGCTCGCGAGAGATCAGGTAGACCAATCCATAGCAATCGAGGCCGTCATGATCTCGACCGCGTTCCTTGAACGGGATTGGCATGTAGAACGAAAGATCCATCAATACTGACCGTACAATCCTGGGAATGTGTGGGGCGTCATCGTGTGTTGAGGGAATGGCTCTGACAGCACTTCTTCCAGCCGCATTTCTCCTTCCACCACCAGATTGTCATAGCTGACATTTTTCAATGTGAAACCGACAAACGACGCCTCCACGATATCCGGCTGCGAGGCGACGACAATATCGAGCGTGATATCCGGCGCCCCTTGGAGATTGCGAACGGCCGTGACAATCTGCCGGTCTACGTTATCGATCCGCAGCGTCATGACGGGGATTTGTTCGGCATCCTCCACCGGCAAACTCACCTCAAACGGAAATGCGGCCCACGTATACCCTTGGCTCGTAATCGCTTCGAGATTGTTCACCACACGAATCGGTGTCACCAAATTCGGATGGTCGATCTTCAGTAGCAAGAGCACCACCTCTGCGGTATCTGGGGCATAAATCGCACGCTGGAGGACGGCGGAGAGGGTTCTCATCGATCCGTCACATTCATCAGAAGGTCTTCTTCAAGAATCGATCCGTCATCGAGCGTGACCAGAAATGTGATCTTGTACTGGCTTCCATCAACGCCCCCAAGCACTTTCACTTTGGCTTGCGTACCTGCAATTGTGGCCCCGCTGCATCCCGCATATAAATCTGAATGGCATCAGCTACACCCACACGAACTAGACTCGCCGCCAACCGTAAAATTCTGTTCGCTATAGACAATCCCCTGATCCGTCTGGACGCTGATCTTGCCAGTCGTCACGCCATCAGGCGCGGTCACGGTCAAGGATGTGGCGCTAGCACTTGTGATCGTCGCGGTTTGCCCGTTGAACTTGACCGTATTCGCACCGACCGTGGCACCAAAGTTCGAGCCGGTAATCGTCACCGCTGTTCCTGTCACTCCAGAAGCCGGAGTGAAGTTGGTAATGGCCGGCACGTTTGAACTCGGCATGGTGAACGAGGCAATATTGCCGAGCGATCCGTAGACCGCCCCCGCGTTCATGGTGCCACGAAAGGCCACATTCTGGAGTTGGTACGATTGTCCAGGAGTCAGACCGGTCAATAGGCACGACACCGTCGAACCGATACCTCCAGCCGGTGCAAACGGAGAGGCGCAGGCTCCACTCGATACACTCGGAGTTGCGCCCCAATTGATTGGCGAGACGGACAGACGATTGTCGTATTTCGCAGGCGCACCGGCCCCATCCTCCACCGCCGCAAACGACACCAGCGCCGAGGTACTGCTTTGCGGCGTGACACTGAGTGTCGAGACCGTGCCGGGATTACCGGTTGGAGGTGGAGGCGTGGGGCTGGGAGGAGTCGGACTGGGAGGTGTCGGAGAAGGAGGAGACGTAGAGCCGCCTCCACCACCACACAATGATCCAGTCGGAGGCACGCTGATTCGCAAATGATCAATGAAATGGCTCCAGTCAACAGAGGGAACAGGATTCACGGTCCCGTCCCAGGTTTCAGACCACACCCACTCGTTCAGCCCGAGGGACGAGACATTGAGATTGGTATAACTGCCGGCCAGCTGCCCATTCACAAACCAGCGCACGATGCCATCGCGTGAGGTGTTGCTAGTGCTGGCCTTGACGCATGCCTCCAGCCGAAACCATGCCCCAGCAGGGACGACCTGCCCAGATCCGACATTCGGGAAGCAAGTACTCCCTATTGCGTCACCGCCGCACGCATGGCCGTTGTTGATGTTGCTGGAGTTGTGCGAGAACGCAATGTATGATGGTTTCCCAGCGTCGTTCCCTCCGCCAGGACCACCCATCATCAAAAAATACCCGTTAGAGACAGGACCGCGAATAGAAAACAACTTGTTCGCCACTTGGCGCCCATAAAACTCAGGATTCGTGCGCCAATAGAGGCCGACGTACATCTCGCGATACGTATTCGCAGACACATAATTCAATTGAGTCCCGCCGCTGCTCTGCCCGGCTGACAAGGTAGACTTATAGACAGAGGGGGGAGAAATCGGCGCGCCGCTATCTGTCGCAATGCTGCCGGCCTGATAGAAATTCTCGATATTGCAATAGGTAGGGGTTTTCGTGGGCATCTGCGAAAACGGACAATCGAGAATCACAGTCGATCCGCTTGGCTCATTTGGCCACGCTTGCGCGAACGCCAATGACGGCACCAACAGAAGTAGGAGGACAAGCTTACCGCTTCGCATACACACCCTCCATCGAACAGACGCGAGTTGTTCCAGAGATCGCGCACACACGCACGATGTTCATGAGGTTTTTGGAGAGCGGCACGGTCAATGTATGCTGCTCGCCAGTGGTGACAATCTTCGCTTTGTACGGTGTCCATCGGCCCCCGTAGTATCGTTCGGCTTCAAACGACTCCCCGCCGTGCGGCTCAAATTTGATCGTGGCGTCCGTATCGGTCGAAGCAATCACCCGAATGCAGGTCGGTGCAGACAAGCCCTCTTGCGCACACACCGGAACCACCAGCATGAACAGAATCACTAGTGCTCTGTGTAACATGGCAGACCTCATGACAAATGAAAGGCCACGATGCCTTCCTTGGTGATATCGTTCGCGCTCGCGGTGCCGTTTTGCCCGGTAATCAGGAAGTTCAAATCGGTGTCGTCATCCTCTCCCACTACTACGCTATTCGGGGTCTGATTCACGCAATCCACCTGCATTTGCGCGCTGATCGTCATTACATTATTGGCGCGGTAGAGGATATAGACCTCGACCATCCAGTCCACCCCGTTGGGCGCTGTGGTTTTATCGTTCTGAATGAGTGTGGTTGACCCGAATTTCACCCGCAGCGTTTTGGTATTCGCATTCGCCGCGAACGTGCCCCACGCTTTAAGCTTGAAGCCGTTCTCAATGACGGTCAAGGATTGGGCGAGAATCGGCACAGTCGCGAGCGTCGTTTCGGTTGTATTCGCTGCCGTGGCGACTTGCGCCCCGTTTTGATAGTGCTTCCCGACGAGCGGGATGCGAGACGTAGACCGCCCCACATGCATTTTCCATCTGGTGTCATCGACAAAAAATGTATTCAAGGCCTCCGCGTCACCGGCCTGAATGAACGTCCAATAGTCCTCGAAATCTACCCCGAAGATGCCGCGTCCGTTCGAATTGCCGTTGAAATGTCCACTCACCGAAATATTCCGCTTTGTGCCGGTCGCGTTGGAATGAATCGCCGCATACGTGCCAGCTGAACTCGTGGACCAGTTATAGAATTGCAACGCATGGAGGTCGGCCCGTTCAATCGTCGCTCCGGCGCTGGCATTAATCAGTACTCCACTTTTTGACGCGTTCGTGATCTGCAACCCGTTCAGATTAATCTCCCGAATGACGGAGGTATCAATAGCTTGAATCAGGACCGCCGTGGAACTGCCACGCGCCCCGTTATCATCACGGATGATAGTGTCTTTCAACGAAATGAGCGGGAGGACATACGCTTGATTTGCCTCCACTAAGACGGACCCTTCATTATCGTGCAGGTCGTTATGTTCCAGCTTCCATGCCTTCGGGTTCACATGTCCGGCATAGGTCGAAAGCGTCTTGAGCTTGATCGCTTCGTTCACGTACCCGTAGCACTCGTTCCCGCTAAAATCGATGTTCCTGGGATGGATCGCATACAGACAATGCTCAGACTTCCCGTCTCCGTTGAGGATGTTGTGACGAACAAGGGCATTGTCCACGCGCAGAAGATTGATGCCCTCGTTGACGGCGCTTGCCCCACCGGAGCCGCCAGTTTTAATGACGTTGTATTCCGCCACAAACGAGACGCAGAAAAACGTGGATGAGGATTCGATGCCGCAGTCGATAAAGGGGCCGAAGTTGAACCCTTCCACCTTGTTGTGCGTAAACACAAAAAGCGAATCTGACGGCATGGACGAAATCGCGTTGCCGCGATCAAGCGTCCACGCTTTCATGGCGAGATCCGTCACGATGGTCGATGAGGTCTTGAGGTAGC